TGTATTTAATTTCATATATCTGTTATTTAAAGTTTATGTTTTTTAATGGGCAACGAACGCCAAGCGTGGGAACGTTAGCCGCAAGCCTACATAGACCGTATTTCGACAATGACAGCATCCCAAAAATCTTCACGAGTTTTGACAAATCCATCAGTTCTATCAAAATTTCCTATTTCTATTTTAGCTTCTTCAGCTACTTTTATGGCACAATCTCTTGCCATTTCTTTTGTCATTTTAATAGTTTCATATTGTTTAAACTCTTCAACATCTGTCCAAAAATACTCAACTAAACTACTTGCTTGTTCTTTTGCTGTCATTGTTTTAAAGTTGTGATAAGGCCAGCGGCTAACAGCGGTTTTGCAATAGCCGCCTGACACATCTCGGTTAATAATTAAATTCTTCTTTGGCGGCCATCGCAAAGCCGCAAAACGTTATGCTCCATGCCCGCCGACCCGCTTGTTCCACGCTTCGATTGACCATTTAGCAAGTTGTTCGCTTCCTGACCTTATGCCAGCATTAACCATTGTTACCCTACACCCTTTGCATTTAATCTCAACCTTTCGCTTCTTTGAATAGTCGTTACCAATAAATGTAAGTTGTGGCTCTCCACCGCAAAAAGGGCACGATAGCATAACATCGGCTAAAAAATCATTGCCGCTGTGTGGCTTGTAGATAGTTTGTTCCATTTTATTAACTGTATTTAAGTTTGACAATTTTGTTCATTAAATCGGCAACGCTTTTTAGCCGTAGCCGTTACCTGCAATTCATTTTTTCTTTTTTACCCTCCCCTCTTTGCCGCCACAAGCGGCAATAGATTTTATTCCGTATTTAATCATGGTGTTGCAGTAATCTTTCATTACGGTTTCAATAAGGTTAGTAACGGACCTGTTTTGTTGGTCGGCTACAATTTCCATGTCCTTAGTTAGCTGTTCATCCAGTCGGTAGTTCTTTGCAATCTTCATAGTTTCTTTAGTTCTACTTTTACTTCTTCCCAATAACTATCGGATTGCTCACTTGCCATATTTTTTCTGATTTCTTCGGCACAAGTAAGTGCAATTCTTCGTGCCTCAACTCTCCCGCAACTGTATGAAGATGGTGTTATCTCTTTCCAAATATTGTCCATCAATTCCAATGCTTTTTCCTGTGGTGTCATTGCTATCGTATTTTATGTTGAAGTTCTACTGCCGTAATGGAAAGTCTGCAAGTCAGCCAGCCTCATGCTATTACAAATTTTTGGTCATATATAGGTTAAAGTCGGTTTTTAAAATCTTTATTTTTTTTTGCCCCGCTTTTTTAAATACAAAACAGAAACTTCTTTTACTTGTTCAACTCCACCATTAGCGTCAATCTCTGATTGGTGCAGATAAATTGTTACCCCTACTTTCGGGTCAGTTACAGGTTTGCGACCAGCTTTGGCTCTTGCTCCACCGTGTTTAGATTTCATTTTGCTCTTTTTCAATTTCGGTTATCATTCGTTCAATCGTTTGCACCGCTCCATGTGCGCCAGCTTGTGTCAGGTAAGGCAAGCACTCTTTTGTGTATCGCATAAAAGACCTAATGCTCCTGCGCTCCTGTTCCCAATAATAAGCAAGCTGCTCAAATATTTTTTCAGGATATGCTTCCTGTGTAAATATCGGCTTGTATTGCTCCCGTATCTTTGTGGTTTTCTCAAATGCGTTCATTCTTTTCAATTAAAAAACTTTTATCCGCAAACCGTTAGTAGCAATTATTTTTTGCTACGTTCTACACAAAATTTACAGTTACCTTTGTGAGTAATCATTCTACTCCTGTCGTAACCAGCTAAAAGGTATTCACAACTATCAATTGTAATAATTGTAAATTCTTCTTCGCTACTATATCCGTTTTCATCAAGCCAATATATATCAATTCTTTTAGCTGATATTATATTCTCTTTTTGTTTAGCTGGTTCTCCACAACCGCAAAAAATAACAGCTACTAACAACACATAAGCAAAAGCAAAGGTGCGGTGGTAAATTGATGTTCTCGTTTTCATATTATATTCTATTTTAAAATTAAAATTTTCGTTTCTAAATCTTTGCCTTCGCTTATCTGCAAAACGTTATGCTCCATTGCTACGTGACCGCTTCGATTTGACATTTGTGGAAGTGTTTTTAATCTTTTTTTCTCCCACGCTGCCAGTTGTTTTCATTACCGATTTCCGAATAATGCAAATTGCATTTTCAAAAGGTTCTGTAAAATCAAATCTGTCAAGAGTGAATTTTGAAATACCCAAATTGGGATTTTCAGAGCATAAAGCGGATAAACTCCCATAATATTTATGAGAGTTTTCCGCTTTGATTTCCAAGTGAAATATCTTACGCATATTAGTTAAGTTGGAAACTTCCGTTTTCATCATACATTTCGTAATAAAGATTTTCACTTCTTAATTTGTCTGCACCAAGATTTGCAGCGATAGTTCGTGCAATATCTTTAGTTTCAGCATCTAAATCAACATCACCGCAATTATCTATTGCATCTTCAATTTCTTGTTCAGAGAATGATGTTCCATTAAGGAAATTAACTCCTGCATCTAATTTAGATGTGCTTGCGTTTCCGTTGTGAGTGTAAGACCAAGACATTTGATTTACTACTTCTTTGATTTCAGTTAAATTTTTCATTTTGTTTTTGTTTTAAAGATTAGCTTTATTGCTAAATCAGATACAAATATAGTTCTTATTTCTGTATTTGCAAGTATTTTTTACAAATATTTTCACTTATTTGTAAAATAATAGCTAAAGTATTGATTTTCAATAGTTATATTTTTAGCCACAGCACAAAAAAAGATTAAAAAAAAACCTTGCTTCGATTGAAGTTTACTGCTAAAAATCCGCAACGAGAGCATAACAACACCCTTGCAAAATTGGCTATCCAACGCTCGAAGCCAACGCACAAACTGCGTATAGCTGCATCACGTTACGGCAACTCCAAACAATCTATTTTACTCCAGTATTCTTTAATAGCTATTATTCGCGCTTCTTCTTTGAAATGTTCTAAATCCTCCTTTGTGCTGTTTTTGCTTTCGTGCCTTTGGATAAATTTAGTCAGATTATCTCTTTTGTTACCTCCGCAAGTAACTCGTTCACGTTTTTTTCTTTCAATAACGGTTTCAACGGCTTTGGCGTAGATTCTTTTTTTGTCAGCATCGGAAAGATTTATGTTGCCAAACTTCTCTAACCGTTCAAAAAGGAATTTCGGAAACTCAACCAAAAATATTCCAGTCTTTTTAAACTCATCAAACTGCCTTAGAATTGTATATTTCCATGCTTTGTAGCTTTCATCTTTACCCATCACAGGTTCAATCTTTGTGACTTCATTCATAGCTAACTTAGCTTTTCTTCGTGTTTCTCCCTGCGCGTATTCTTTCACAATCGCGTAAAGCGTTTTGTTGTTAATCATCACAATGTCCATCTTCTTTATTCCGCTATCCATTGCGAGTTCAACCTCTTCAATCGTTAAAGTTGCGAAGTCGGAGCGAATGTCTTTTACAAATTCAGATGCCATAAGTTCCAAAGTTACTTCGTCTTTTGACTGCCCTAACCTGAATAATGCTTTTGTAATTACATCTACTGCTTTTGTGTTGAAATCCGCGTGCATGATAGATTTGCCATTTAAAGCATTTATAGGCGTTAATTTGTTTTGATAGACTGTTATACTCATTGTTCCCTTATTTTTCGTTTTAAACGCTCCGCTTGTGCAATTAGCGATACTGCGCTGTTATCCTTTAGCTTTGGTTCTTTTTCTTTTTTGAAGTCTTTTAAAATAAAACTTCTAATCGCACTTACTGAATATCGGCTAATCGCTCCAGTGGCTTTCATTTCGAGAAGTTTTTTTTCTGAAAACTCTTTTACGGTTTCGATAGTCGAATTTAGCAAATGTGCAGCCTCAGTTAAAAAAATCTCATCTTCGGTTATGTTTTTTGAAACAGTTTCAAAGTTTCCATAAAAAGAAAGGTCGCGCGTGTGTACACTATCATTGTCTGTTTGTATATTTGTATATTTGTAAACTTGTTTATCTATACTCACAATGCTTTCACCTGTGCTTTGTAAGTGCTTTGATGTGTGCTTTGATGTGTGCTTTGTAAGTGCTTTATCAAGTGCTTTGTAATTTGCTTTGTAATTTTCTTTCAAAGCAATTATGTTAGATGAATATTGATTTTTGGATAATTCAACAACTTCAAAGAACCCAAAAGCAGCTAAATCGTCAAATGTTTTTTTGTAAACTGAATACGATTTTATGCCTGTGGCTTCCATAGCCATTGATGTAGGAAAACCAAACTTAGACTTCCACCCTAACCTATTACAATGCTCTATTGCAAACGAATAGACAGCGCAATGATTTGGCTTTATGGATTCAGGATTGCTAAAAGCAAAATCCCAAAAGTGTCTATACAGTTTATAGATGTCCATCTTTAAAAGCATCCATTTCTTTTTTAATCTCGGTTAGCTCCGTAATTAGCTCAGATAGAGTTTCTAAATCTAATGTTACAAATTGCTTATACCAAATGTCATTTGCCCGTTGCCGATGCTATTGTGGGCGCAGGGCATTCGACCTCCCTATTCCACTCAAGCACCGATAACGGGCTATTGTTTTTAATTGTGATTATGTTGCTCATGTCGAATGTTAAGCGCGTGGCAAATATAATTTACTTTTTCAAGTTTTTAAGAATACCTGCAATTATTTTTTGAGTAGATTTTGAAGCGGTGTATTCATACCACACACAAGGATTGCCGTATTTGGTTTTGCCGTGTTTCTTTTCGCGGATAAGTTCGATGTTAAAAGGTATTTCTACCAGCCTCCGAACTTCGCGTGAAATGTTGCTAATCCCGAAATAATTGTAAGCTGTTTTGATTGACAGTTTACCTCCTGTCTTTAGGTGCGTAAGTAATGCTTTTTGACGTGTCATGATTATGTTGTTTGTTTGGTGACTAATATTTAATCGTTACGTGCTTATTAAAGTCGTCTTCTAACTTCAATACAGTTTCCTCATCAAGTAGCGATATTTTCTCAATAATGTTTACCATTGCCTGTATCTTTTCTTCGCTCGCTTGCATTACTCTGTTTACGGTTTCTCGGCTGTTTGGAATGTGGTATAACAGTGCCTGAATACCTTTTTCATTTGAATCTGAAAGCCTTTTTAAGACCTGTTTAACTCCTCCGTTTTTTGACTGCTTTAGAAAATACTGCTGCTCCATTTTCAGCATTTTGACAAAATACATTTGCCGATAAAAACTCATGGATAGCTGGTTGATTTGTTCTTGTGTCATAGTAGTAGTTTACTCGCATTCTCTACAATAGCGGTCAAAAGATTTTTATCGTCCTCAGATACTTCAAATCGGATAATGTTTAGGTTCTCATAATATCCACCGTCTAACAAGTATGGCAGTTCTTTGTCCTCTGCAAATCCTACCCATGCAAATCGGTTCTGACTTGCACCATCTACATTAGCAGCCAAATCTCTGATTTCTTCTAACTCGGATTTGTAAGGGCAGTAAATAATCAGTTCAGCATATTTGCTATTGGTTAGAATAGCGTTGCTGATTAACTGCCAATAGTAATCTTCACCGTCAGGGTGTTTGTCTCTTATATCTTCTATTGTTTTGCAGTCAGCAAATTGGCAAAAAGATTTAAGCGTGTAAGGGCATTTAATATCTACCACCGTTTGACCTTCATCGAATTTAATAAGGTCTGGTGAACCTGCCCAATATTCAGGGAGTGTAGGATGTTCGATAGTTTCTGAACTACATAGACGGTATTCAGTGCCTAATAATTCAAAGGCTCTTTTCTCTACTAATTGCCCCCATGTTGTAGGTCTTGCGTTACTTTCAGAAGTCAGCGACCTGCCCAATTTGCGCTCCATGTTTTTTTCTTCGATGTAAGTAAGTGCAGGTTTGCCAAATGATTTGCCGTCTTTTGCCAGCTTCATTAGTGCAGATATTCCTGAACTTGTAAAGCGCCCTATCCTGTATTTGTTTTCGTTCATAGTGCTTTTAATTTGTTTACTGCTTTCTTGAATGATGCCTCTTCACCGTTTGCAAGTATGCGCTCAATATCGGTGCGCTCTGATTCAGATAGCGCATCTTTTTTCATGTCGTAAAGAAAAGCTACATCCTCAGCCGTTACCTCAACCACTTCGCCATTATCTACATACGTTACTTCCTGAGTTTCAAAATCATTAACTACCGCTTGGTCGGATATAACAGCGCGTGTCATTTCAATAGATAGTGGAGCGAATTTTGAAAGCAGCAATTTAATAACAGTCTTTAGTGCCATAGCATCAAAGTTATCCTTCCAAAGCCCTTTGTCACTTTTGAAAGTTTGGCTGTAACTTTTGCCGTGCTTTTTCAGTTCTTCAACTGTCATGTAAATGGTCTTTTCAAATCCATTCAGAAGTTTGAAGTAAGCAGCGTAACCGATTGCGTTCCCTTTTGAAGTTACAGTAAAGTCAAATTTATATCCTGTAAGTGGATTTGATTCCAGTATTTGTCCTTCAAATATCGGAGACGCTGAAATAGTAAGGAACTGACCGCTACGTTGTGCTAATTGAATAAAGCCCTTATATCCCATCTGAAATTGCGCCTGACCTTTGTATGGCACTATATACGCAAATCCTAAGTTATTATTGATAGGGATGTCTAATATAGCTGCCGTTGCTGCTGCGTTAAATACTGTTTTCGGGTCTGCTTCTTTTAGGTAGTCATTAGATTGTGTGACCTGCAAAACGGAGGCTATAAACCCTGCTGCTTTGTTGCCTAACAAGGTTTTGAATTTACTTGTTACGTCCTCGCGGTTGAAAAATTCCTTTACTGCTAATTGGTTCTTACTCATGGTTTAAGATTTTTAGGTTGTGAGATATTGTTTATTGAGTTGTAAGTGTGCGAAGCCAGCGCGAATACTTGTTTAGCGTAGTATGATTGAAGTCGGCTAATCATGTATTTGATTCGGGTTTGCTTTTCTTCAAAAGATGACTTAGATTGAAACTGATACCCCCACTTTTCATAATCAGGTAGATTTCTTACAAGACGTGTTTCGAGCGTGTCAATCATTTCTAAAATCTTAATCAGCTTCTCGTGTTTTTCGATTTCGTTTTTTGGTATCATATCAGATTTTTGTGTTTTAAAACAGCCAATAATGTAAGACCTGCTAATGAAATAGTGAGGTAGATAATGGTCTGATAGGCTTGGTGCAACTTATCAAAGTTGTTCCGAATGTATAGTAGGTATTTCATCTGAGCGCGTATTTGGTTTTAAGAATTTCAAATGCAGTCGAAAGGTGCGACCAATTACAAGGATTCAATCCGAGTTCACGGCATTGCTCTTTACAGGCTTTTACATCAATGCCTCGTTTGTGGTAGTAGTTGTTGTTGGTAGTCATTGCTATTTTGATTTGTGATTATGAAATTCTCCAAACGCGAACACCGTTTTCAACTTCTGCAAATAAAAATTCACAGTGTCTATTTTTTGTTTTTTTCCAAATAATTACCATTTGATACACGGTTGATTTTTTTCTGCCTTGAACAAAAAAGCTATCGCCTACTTCCATTTCATCTAATGGCATGGACTTCTGAAGTCCTATTCTTTTTGTTTGTTGTGGTGGTGCAACTCCTTTTTCAATTTTGATTTTCATGTTTGTTTTGTTTTTGTAGTGCAAATCTAAAATAGTTTCTGAATAACTTACAAATAATTTCGGAAATATTTACGGAGTGTCTGAATAGCTGACCGTTCCTTTTTGTTCTTCTCTCAGGATTCTAAAGGCATCATATACCCACGGCATCCATATATTTTTACACGGCTCAGTTCCGTTTTGAAGATGCTTTTTAACATCCTTAACCCATGGCAGATATTCGCTTTCATGCTCGTTTGCAATGCTGCGTTTATACGTTTCTATCGCGTCTTTTGTTGTGGTCATAGTTTATAGTTATTGGGTTAATTGTCAATTTAATAGATATAATAAAGGTGCGCCAATCGCTGAGTTATGTCGCATTTTTTTCTTTATTTTTTTTCCCTCCCACCGCTACGGATTGAGATTTTTCTATAAACATAACCTCAATATAATTAGTGAGTGAACGATGTTCTTTTTCTGCGAGTTTCTGAATTTTAGAAACAAGTTCTTCTTCAAGTTTCCAAGTGTAATTTTTCTTTGCCATTATATTTGAATTGAAAGTTTGTATTTAGTGCCAAAATAATTCCATGTGTCATTGCTTAATTCATCGTAAGCATATCCGATTATTTTTAAGAATTTCAAAGCTGCTTTTTCGCTTTTGTACTCTTTTACAACTCTGTAATCAGAAGTGTTGTAAGTGCCTGTTGTGATTTTGATTTCCATTTTTATAAAATTTAGATTTTAACGTATTCTTTTTTTACAACATCGTATTTAATTCCATTTTCAAGTTCATGGTTGCAAACCATTGAAGCTAACTTGCTTTCTTTTTTCTTAGGTCTTGCTTCAAATTCGCTGATTGAAATTGCTGATTCGACTAACTCTTCGATAGTATCGCAGCAGTCTAAACCGCCAACCATTATTTGCATAACTGATTTTACATTCTCTTCGCCAACCATTTCAGTAAGTGTTGCGATTATTGAATCTCTGTTGTCTTTTAAATCTTGAAGTGTCATTGTTATCTCGTTTTGTTGACACAAATATAAGGCAAAATACAATTACATTGCAAGTATTTTGCAAACTATTTTTGGATTATTTTTTAACTCATTGATAATCAGATAGAAAAAATACGCCCACCGCACAAAAAATAAAGAAAAAAACGACAACATAACAAGGTATTTGCGTCATTGCCCTTTGAAATTACTGATAAAATTGAAGTATCTGCTAGGGGCAACGAACGCAAATACCCTCAACGTTAGCGGTAATGCTAATGACACGGCTTCAACGTATCACCGACATTGCGGCTATCAGCTATTGCATTTGGCAACTTATATCCATCTCCATTCCCTGCTGCAAAAGTTCTAATTCTGCCATGTGCATCACGAACAACAAACTTATGGTATGCTGTTCCTTTGTCGGTTTTTGCTATTAAAATAACAGGGCATTCAAGTTCTGTTAATATTCTATCTTGTTGTTCTGTTTCTGTTTCTCCACACGAAGAAAGCACTACCGCTAACAACAAACTTGCAAAAGCAAGGGTTAAGCGGGTAATTGAAAATTTGTGTTTCATTTGATATTTATTTTAAGTTTAAAAATTTGCACTTATAAGTCCTTGCCTTCGCAAGTTTGCAGCCGTTAGTGGCAATGCTACCCGAACACACGAGAAACTGCCAAGTCATAATATTTTACCTCTTTTTCAATTCCGATAAATTTTCTGTTCAACTCTTTTGCACCTAAACAAGTTGTTCCTACTCCCATTGTGTTATCAAGTACATAATCTTTTTCATCTGAATATGTAGCAATTATTTCCTTCATCAAACTTAAAGGCTTTTGTGTTGGGTGTATCGTTTTGCCTTCGCTTCCAAACTCCCAAATGGTTGTTGGATAATTTGTGTACTCTTGTTTTGTAACCAACCCAACAGGTCTACTTTTTCTACTTCCATAATTATCAGTATCAGTTGAATTTCTATTATACCTTTCAACTTTTACAAGTCCTTGTGGGTTGTAGGTTATTCTGTTTTTACAACCATTTGCAGAAGCTCCTTTGCTAAAAATCAAAATGTTTTCGTGCTTTCTCATTGGCTTGTTTTTAGCTTCAAGATGTCCGTTTGGTCTTGATTTTACCCATATTATTTCATACTTGAATAGCTTTAAGTTTGATGAAATTAATTGAGTTGTGAAAGGTTGTGTAGCTGTTAAAATAATCGCTCCATTGTCCGTAATTATTCTTTCATATTCAGTCCACAACTTGTTTAGGTCTAACACACTATCCCATTTATTAGCAGTCGTTCCATAAGGCAAATCTGCCAAAATAAGTTGAACCGATTTATCAGGAATAAGAGGTAAAATATCCATACAATCCGCATTGAACAAAGCACTGCCACTAACATCGGCTATATGCAATAGCGGGTTCGGTGCGTTATTCAACATTTGTTCTATTATCATCATTCGTTCTATATTTAAAGTTTTGTGTTTCAAATCCGCTACTGCACATAGCCGTAGCCGTTAGCAGAAATGCCAAGCGACATCCTACGAAGATTTGCAAAAACAATCATATTCAATATCCAAATCATAATCGAATAGTTTTTCTTGCTGTTTATTTGCTTCGTGTTCGTCATTTGCTTTTCTGAATTTTTGTTTTGATAATTCCACTAAATCAATAGCGGTTTTGTTATTCCTAAAAAATGAAAATTCGCCTTGACCATATTTAATTTCCATTTCATTCCACCACTCAATAAGTTGTGGTTTTTCCAAAATCATTGTTAGCAATTTGCGTTCTGATTTTTTCCAGCACATATCGCAATTGCCCTCATAATCTTTTAACTGCAAATCAAATTCTTGCCTATCCCACCAAGTTCTGATAAAGTCTTTCGTGGCTCTGAAATACGTTGCAAGTGGGTAAATGAATTTATCTTGCTTTGCAGTTTGCCAATTAATGCGATGCGCTTCGTCAATTCTTATTCCTATCGCAGTTTCATAGCTTCCATTTTTCAAGCCAATAGTTCGTAAATAGCGTGTAATGGTTTGACGTTTCAACTCCCTTGTGCAATGCGGAAATGCCTTGTTTGGCAATCCGTATTTAGTTATCATTTTTTCAAATGGTTCACCTTTTCGGCTTGCTGTTTCATAGCTTACAATTTTGAACGTGCTTTTATCTTCAATCAAATCATATTCAAGCCAAGTAACACCCAAATCCCAACGCCTATCACATTCATTCACAAAGTCAAGCGTTTCGGCTCTTTCCTTTCCCGTATTTGCAAAAATGAATATCAATTCACGTTCTTTATTTTCGTATCTGATTTGTAAAGCCCTTGCCATAAATGCTGATGTTCTACCGCCAGAGAAGGAAACCACTAAAGGCACTTCTGCTAACACGGGTTTGGCAAAAGCGGGGCTTCCGTTTTCCAATTGAACTTTTGTGGTTGTATTATCTTTCATCTTTCTATTAAACTTTTGTGGTTAAACTCCCCGCCTTCGCCAAGCCCGAAACCGTTAGCTGCTATTTTGGGACAACTCCGCAACCTTTGCTTTTACCGTTGACTTTATTGCTTCAACCCATTCGACACGGACACGGAAAGCTATAGTTTTAGTTTGGTAGTCTGCTTTTTTTCGACCTGAACCAACACGCTTACCGCCTCTAATATTTTGCTTCATTGACCCAATGGTTTAAATCGTTTTCATTGCAAGTTGCACCGTGAGCCTTTGCAAATGAAACCATATCATCAACAGTAAATCTTCCGTCTTTTAACCTGTCAATTTTTATAGCCTGCTCAATCATTCTTAAAACTTTGTTTTCATTATATTGATTTAAACCAGCATACCCGCCATCTGGCAGGTATTGGTCTATTATTTCTTTGTTGCTTTTCATAGTTCAACTGTTTGCCAATCATTGTTTAAATAGTAATATTTGCATCCAAAAAACTCATCAGCTAATACAAGTGATAAAGTTGGTAGGACACCCTCCGAAAAGAGCATCCTACTACCCAACAGATTACTCTGCCTTTGTAAAATCAATGTAATACTCGCCAAATTCAAACTCCGCATCAGGGTTTGAAATGTGCATTTCGATTTTACCGCTTGGCGTTGCTTGCCAAAAGGCTTTGTTCTCTTCACTTTGTCCCATCACTGGAAACAAGGTTACTTTTGTTCCGCCACCGTTACCATATTTGGCAATCTCGGCTACGTTAAATTTGGCTCTTATTGTCTTTGCCATATTAATTGTTGTGGATTTTACAAAGCCCGTCCAAGGCATTATCGTTAAACGCCAGCCCATAACAGCGGTTTTGCAATATGCCGCTATGAGCTTTTGTGCTAATTTTCAACATTCTACTATGCGCCATTAAAACGAGCGCATAGCTGCAAAACGTTACATCATTATTATTTCAGGGTTTCTTTTCATGCTGGTTAAACAATCATTGCATACTTCTTTAAATCGAGTAGGTTCATCTTCGTGGTCGCTTGTATAGCAATACTCAACCTCTGTTATAGAGTAAACTTTTTCACAGCACTCAGGACATCGCTCGTGTGGTGTCCGTGTATTATACGGACTTTGTAAGCTATCGCCATCGTCACCGTCAATCATGCTATTCATTGGTAGTAGTATTAATACCTTCTACTGTATCACAGTATGCCAGCAGTTTAGCTAATTGAGTTTCCTTCGCGTAACCTTTGCGGAGGATTTTATCCAAAGTGTAAACGTGCATCCCTGTAACTTTAGCGCAGTTGGTTTTGTTTCGCGTGTGAATCACACAGGATTTAATCCTTGTCATGTTTTCTTTTGAGATTTTTGAGTTCATGTTATTGTTTAAGTATCTTTTTCACAAAATTTTACCGCTTCAAATTCATATTCACTTTCAAATTTTAGAATCGCTTTTTCTTTTGAAGTTGCTGAAACATAAACGCTCTGTTCGTTTCCGTCTAATGTTACAAATGTGATTAGGTAGTTTTCCATGATTATTCGGTTGCTTTTTTGATTGCGTTATTCAATATTATTCCAAGTTTACCATCTGCCTTGAATCCGCCTATTGCTTTAATATTTATCAAAGCCTCCAGCAACTCATTCCTTTGCGCCAATAATTCACTCGGTAACAGTCCGCATTTGTTAGCAGTAGTGCCAGCGTCAGCGATTAGTAAAGCGTTGGCATCACCTTCTGATGCGAACATATACCCAATTTGTTGGATTTTTATATCGCCAGCCTTAACGTAATTATGTTGAATGCCATTCTGTTTTACTTTCCATTCGCGTTTAGTAATCTTTAAGTCTTTCATGATTTTGGTTTTTTGTTTTAAATTGATAGTGCAAATATAAAATTACTTTCCACATACTTTCAAATTAAATTCAAAATAATTTACGGAAAAGTTACAAAAAGCGCATAACTGATTGATAATCAAACAGATTATTTTTAGTAGAAAGTAGGGTTATTTTATGTAATTGATATAAACCTTGCCGTTTTGCATGGCGGATTCAATCAACATATACAGTTCGGCAATAGCTGCCCTGCTTTGGAGTATCTGATTATTTACAACGTCCTTTGTATAGCCTACTAATAAGCATCCCTCTGTATCTTCAGCTTTGTTGCCTGAGTGAATACGAATACCCTCAAACGCTGGCACGTTTAAAACCAAAGGCATTTTTCGTTTATACTTATTACTCCATGTAATAGCTACTTCATAGCGTCCGTATGGTATGGCAGTCTTTCCGTAAACCTTCACCGCTTTTATTTGCTCAATAGAATCAGTCTGTGAAAGGTGTCTATCTACGTCCTCAAGTGTATAGAGTTTTATATCATCATTAGACACTGTAAGAGTGCCAATGGTGCATACATCGTTGAAGTGTTCGCGTCTTACTGTGATTTCCATTAGCCTTGTCGGTTATAGGGTTTAACTGATTTATGTTTATTCTCGTTTTTCTTTGCGCGTCCTTTTATTTTGTTGCGCTTACTGTAAATCTTTAGAGTAGCCTGTTTTGCCATATCACTTCATAAATGGTATTTGCCCTTTTAAATAAATCCGAATAGCTGTTATCGCTGCAATGATTATCAGCAACAAAATAAACAACCACAACGCGCCCTGTTTACGCCATTTCCATATATCAGAACTCTTTACAGGTTCAACGGTAAAACTCGCTACGGTGTCCTTATATGCGATTCTAACCGTATCTGAATAGATTATGGTATCCGCTTTTACAACAGTCTTTAAACTCCACCTGTCAATATACTTAATAAGCGTGACAGTTACACCTGAATCGGTTACTACAAACGTATCTACGTTAAATGAAAAGAAAGTGTCAATACTTCTATCCGCTATAAATACGGTGTCGGTTTCAAACACCGTCAATACAGTATCTCTTACAATCGCATTAGCTAAGTAAGGATGTTTCCCGATAAGCCTATTTAATCTCTGTTGAGGTGTGCAACTCGCAAGGGTTACAAGGCTCAGGAATATAAGTTTTTTCATGTGGTATGTTTTTTAGAATCTCATCGAGTTCACCGCTATTGATAGCGTCCTGTATGTTGTTTATGAAGTCTATTGGCATGGTTATACTAAACTACTTCGAGCGTTCCAATTATCAATTTGATTTGGTCACCATCCCTTTTGCTAAATGCTCTACCATGAACTCTAATCCCGTCAGGAGCATTATTTGAATTGACCCTATACCTACAATCAAACGCAAATCCTTTTTCTACAAAATCAGTCCACATTCTAAAAACTCTATCACTGTCATTAGCGTGTATAGCCTCCGCCCATCCGTTGCCGATTGCGTTACGTTCTTGTATTCCTGTGAGTTCACTATACTTTTCATTTACTCTTGTGCAGTATCCATTTGAATCGCATTCGTATTTAGGCTGTGAATCCAAATAAAAATTAAGCAAATCCCTATCCGCCATGAGTTCAAATTGTTCACTCATTTTTTCAATAACCTGCTCAATCGGTGTTCCGTCTTTGAGCGTTAATCTACGATGTAACTCCTTTTCAATTTCTTGAATAGTAGTCTTTAAATCCTTAACCTCGTTTTTAAAAGAAACCTGTGTATCTCTTAAATCCTTAATAGGTGTCAAAATTTCGTCTTGTTGAAATTTGAACACTACATACGCTGCCCCTATGCCTGTTATGAATAGCCCGCCCAATACAGCGCATACAGCATATAATACTTGCAACTCTGTCATTCCTTTTCTTCTTTTTTAGAGTTCTTTAATTCGATTAGCTGCGATGCTGTTACTATTCCTAAACATAACAGCGCAAATATAAGCCACGCGTATAGCGCGTTAATCTGCTGCGATAATGGTAACAGTATAACCGTTATATAAACAGATGTAGAAACCCCTGCAAACGCGCTTAGTTTACGTGCTGAGAATCCACCTTTCTCCGTATCAAATGACTTTACAATCTTACTTATTATCTCACTCATATGCATGCAATGAATTTATTATTTCTTCAATATTACTATTCTCATCAATATTATGAATCGCTAATTCCCATTGTTCGTGCGACCATTCAATCAGCATCAATGCCTCTTCATGATATTTGCTATTCTGATTTGCAGCATGGCTGTTTAAGTCGTTAAGGTCAAAATATCGTTTTGCTTTCCAGTATTCTTCAAATTTAGCATCAAAAGCTAATGACAAATCCGATAAAAAAGATGCTTCATTCCATTGCACTATCCTTGACTGCTCAAGTGCCTGAATTTCCTCTTCGTTCATTTCAACTTCTTTGCCGTCTACAATTTTTTTCATACTTTTCATTTATATCCCCAAAGTTCAAATGTTCCACTACTAATATTACCACTGCTTAGTAGTATTCTAATGGCATTGATAGCCGTGTTGCTTAAATAAACGCCATTAACAAGCCCAAGTGTATATATACTGTCACTCCTAAAAGAATGGAACTCTCCTGTTATGTTCTTATATTGCGAAGATGATTGGTTATTCCAAATTCTAAGCACTGAGTTAAAGTATCTTCCAGTGCCGTTACCAATACTACCACCTAATAATATTATTTTACTATCTGCTGTAGTTAGTGCAGGTGCTGCCGTTGTTCCATTTTGTATATTTCTTTGATAGGCATAATCGCTTGCACCTGATGCAAAAGTAGAACCACCGTCTGTTGAAACTCTCACCCAAAAACCAACATTATCCGTTACTGGTATTAATCCAATAACCCTTACTTCAAATGAGTGATACCCGTTTGGCAGCGTAAAGTCTATGGTTGCTGAAGATGATGCTGTTGCGGATGATATTAGAGTTGCACAATTTGCTAACCCAGTATTTACTGCATCTACCGTTGGATATTTTGTTGCACTTGCGGTTAGGTCAGTTTGTTTGTTTGCGACATTTTCAGGCGTGAATCCTAAAACATTCTGTTTAGCATCCAACTGCGTTTGCGTTACAAGTTGATACGTTGCCCAACTTCCTGAATGATAAATCCGCCAAAGTAATTGACCTACTGTATTGTATGTTGAACCGCCAATAGTAGCCGTTCCATTTCTAACCAATACACTATACCCTTTGCCCTCACTCGGAGTAGGGTCGGTGAATGTTGCATTCGCGACTAAAGTATAGTCCGTATCATTTGCAGCCGTTAAGTTGCTGCTTACTACCACACGCGCATAACTACCACCACCGCCTGCAAATGAACTCCATGCACCGTTTTCATACTTGTAAAAAGCGTTTAACGTAGTGTCATATACTAACATTCCATTCGCGGCCGTCAAAGCATTGCGCTCGGTAGTTGTTACTTTGGGGACAGTAATATATTTATCATTTACCTCTAATGGCATATCTATAATATTTGGCTGTAAAGTGTGTAACTGTTACCTGCATCATCATTCACCTGTGTCGTTGCTCCGTTGCTGAATTTTACAGACTGCTCTAATTGTAAAGTAAGTGTTTGCAACATCCAACCTTGCGGAATATTGGTAGGCTCTGTGCCTATATCGCTTATTCGTAGATAGAATTTTCCGGTTTCAAAGTGCAAAAGCCCTTTGTATTGTTTTGCTTGAAGTTTACCTCCGTCAAATAGGTTGCTTATTACCTGAAACTCTGAATAAGGCAATGTTGGGTTTTCTATTAAGTTTCTCATTGTTGCTTTTTTTATTTTTAAATAAGTGTTTGTTTAGTTACCCAGCTACCGGCTTCACGTTTCTGTATTACAAGATTTGCGCCACTGGTTACAAATCGCCAACTGCCATCTGTTGTTTTATCACCTATGTAGAAGCCTGAATCTGTTGCTACTGCTCCATCTCTATAAACTGATGCTACAGGGGTAGATGTTCCATCGCCATTGCTATGAGAAAATTCAACATTTATCTTCGTAGAATCGTTATCTGATGAATTGATAGTATTATGCTGTGCGCTGCTCTGAATAGCATTTACTCGCGTTATATCTGCCATGTTTGGTACATATCCAATAGAGACTAATTGGGTATCTACCTGCGCATAAGAATTTGTCCCATTCACATTATCAATAACGGCAACGGTTGACCTTTCTGTCCCGAAAATATCTATAATACCATTGAGGTAAACGATACCTGCATCATTGTGATAAAAACCAGTAAAATTCCATCCCTGCCCCAAAAAATCATCTGTAAAAATCAGATTATGACCGTATGCTGTGGTAAATTCAAGCAAATTACTGTCTGCATCAACGGTTGTGTCTTGTGATAAAGTCCCACCTAAATCTACTTTATTGCCATTTATAGTAGTCCCGTTGCCATCTACTAACCCTGTTGCGCTGAAGTCTTGCCAACTTTTAACTCCGTTTGTTATATCTAAAACATACTGACCGTCTTCCGTTGGGATGTCTAAGCATTCATTTATCTTTTCGCATAACGTTTTCGGCGCGTCAAATGAAAAAATATAATCACCATCATCACATGGTGAATCTACAAAACAGTCTTGATTCCCACTAATAACAAAATCAAATTCAATTTCAATAAGAATGTCTTTTTCTTGTAGCCCACCACTTGAATAATATCGTTGGTATATCGCGTCCTTATCAAAGTCAGTAGCAGTGACCTCAATATAGGCATCTGTTAATTGCGTAGAAGCAAGTATTTGTTTCTGTCTACCTGTAATGCTTCTTTGGATTGAATCAGCTATTCTTTGGCTTTCAGTTGAGCAATTTACATTCTCATTGCCTTGAATATATATAAGAGCCTTAAATGGATATTTCTTAGTTACATTATACTCATTAGCTACTAACTGACTTTCTTCTTGAGTTGTGTCTACTTTGCCATTTGTAAGAAACAACGAACAGCTTTGATGTGTGTCAAGATTCAGTAGAACCTTTTCATTGTTTTGATACACCCACAAATACTTATTATCCCCATCCTCAAAACCTGCCAATCCATATACGGTTTGCAAGTAGTTGAATGTCTGAAACTTTTGCGTTAAATAGCTTATCAATATTCCTATCATCCTAAGTATTTTATCAGTGCTTTTGTAACGCTATCTGTGAATTTCTTTTTTTCTTCTTTGGTGTGCCTAAATACGTTTTTACCGTATCTGTCTTCTAAGCCTTGTATTTTTTTGTCGTTTATGCCTCTCGAAACACTAACAATTACTTTTTCTCCTACTGGTTTAACTTTCGTGAAGTCTGTCATTAAATCCCCTGTGTATTGTAAATTGACAAAAGAACTCTGATAACCTTGCAACTTTCTTAACTCTCTGTAACCGTTTTTAAGGAACATTGTTTTGTGTGTATTGCCGTTTTTAAATTTAGACTTCCCACTTTTGCCCTTTGCTCGAAAACTTCCTTTATTGTTGAACTTCCTAACTCCTGCATACATTTCTTCCGTAGAGTAGTTGCCTATCTTGGCGTTGTTTGCGTTTTTACCTTCTTCAAATATTCTTTCACTCATTTCAGTGTTCGCAGTGACGGCAAAAGGCAATATAAATTCAGCAACTTTTAAAGAAGCAATTTTATCTTTTGTCTTCTTTTCAAATTGCTCCTGTGTCATGGTAATGCTGTTACTGTTTTAACTCTTGGCTTACATCCAAAACAAATGCTTTCAGGAATAACCATTGTGCTAAGTAAGTTATCCATTTGAGCCATGTATTCGTCACGGTAATGCTTCATTAGTTCGTCATGGTTTTGCTGAAATGCTGTTACAACACCTGTTAATCTGCGAGAGTATTTTAACTCCTGCATTATCTTTTCTCCTGATTTGTAAAGTATAGCCAGCGCAAACATATTTCGAGCGTTACAGATATATTCTGTAAAAGAACACTGCAACGAATAATTAAGGCTTAACCCTCCGCAATATGTGTTTGATTCAACATTTGAATATATCTTAGCACTAGAGCTAAGTATCTTTGCAGCCCTGTAATACACGTAACTGTTATTGTAGCTTCCGCATGTGTAATCTTCACATCTTTCATTCATTCCAAAACTAACACTCGGATTAAGATAGGATGTTTTGTAGCTTTCAAAAGTGCTTGAATACCCAATAAACAAACGTAACTTTTGTTTGCTTGTTGAATATGTCTTATCTACTAACTGAGTAACGATTTCACCAGCGACAGCATTAACGGTTATTGTGTCAAGTAATTTACCCTGTATCAAATCGTAAACGTAAACAGGGACTTCGCCTGTTGTATTTACAAACAATCTCATTGAGTGCAGATAGTAGTTCAAATAAGCCACGTTATCTATCCTTACTTCATAGCCTACTAAATAGCCACTTTGAGCAGCAACGGCTTCTTTGTTATCGTAGTAGTAACCAACAACACCGTTTTCAATAAAACTCTTTAAATCGTATTTCGCAGATAATACATTGCGAACATTTTGTTCGACTTCTTTAGTAGCGAACTCTACTATATCCGTGAGTGCCACGGATGCGGTTTGTTTCTCCACCGAAATCGCTTTGTCAAAATCAGGGATGTTTATCCCCGTCAAATCTTGAACATTAAACTCCGATGTAGAACCTCCGCATCCGCGAACTCCCACAAGATTAGAAAGACAACTCATTAGCTGTTTGTAATTGCGAATTGAAGCACACCGTTAGTCTTATACAGTCTATCAGAAGCAGAGTAAATGTCATTAGGAAGCCCAACAACTTTATACGCGCTTGAAACAATAACCGTAATTTTCTCAGTGCAAGAACGAATCACTTTGTAGTTAAACTCGATACCGCTAACAGGGTCTATGATAGTTCCCAACATAAGCGCATCATCATTCATAGCTACAAACGGGTCAGCCAAACGGTTATACTGCAATAGGAACAAAGAACCTGCATCTACTACAAGGAACTTGTTAGTAGCATTGTTCCCGTTCAACGCGGAGTGCATCTTTTGTGAAAGACTAAACACCGCGCTGTTATTGGCAACGTATTTACCGAAGTCCAAACCACCATCGCTTGAGTTGCCTAAAGCATCTGCATAGTTAAAGTAACGTCCGATTTCCCCATGACCGAAAATAAACGGAGTGCCTGTGAATCCGCTATTCGATGCAGAAAACAAAATCTCCTGCAATGCTTCAGGATTCCATTTACCACCATCAACCGCAGCAGCGTATTTGGTAGCTACTGTTTTAAGCGTTTTGCCAGTAAGGTTCTTTTCCCCGCTATCCTCAGCAAACCAACCATAAAGCACAGCCATTTGGTTTGCTACATCGGTTTGCATTTTGCGTTTAGCAGCGTCAATCAAACGCGAAACCTGCACCGCGAAGTATTCAGGATTACTTTGGCAGATACGCGCTAAGTCAGCAACAACGTATGTTTCTTTTACTTCGCAACCAACGGTTTCGTCAATTTCAAAATTATGTGAAAGCATACCTGGACTCGTTCCTTCATCGCATCCTGTGGTTACAGAACTCGATACTTCACTTTCTGCTTTACGCGGATTGTATGTTACTTGAACTGTTTTGAGTTTACCAGCAGCAGGAACAACCGCTTGTTGCAAACCACGTTCATTAATAGATGATTTCAAAAATTGCAATTCAGGAGCAGGTTCGCTCATACCAGCGTTTAGCCCTTTTTGCGTGATTGCGCCCAAGTTCACCTGAACATTGGGACACTCGATAAGAGTTGTGATATTATATGACATTTGGTTTTGCCTCCATTATGAGGACTTGTTTTGCTTGTTTAAAAATGATTCAACCAATTATGGCAGGTTAGCCAACTGATTGAGTTTTTCATGCAAAACTCCAAATGCAACTTTGTTTGTTTATCCTATTTACCCTCTTGAATTTCAGCGATACGTTGTGCAGCTTTGCCGTTTATCTTAACGCCTCCATTTTCAGGGTTCACAGGAGCAAATGTAATAACATTTTCTTTTTTGGCGTTATTTTTTTTCAAAACATTTTTCGCCTCCATTTCTGACAAGAAAATTTCATCCAATGTAGCAGCGTGTCCAACTGTTTTTTTGCTCTTAACAATACTGCCGTCTGCTTTCAATTTCACTACTGGATTATCGTTTTCATCAAGGTCAAATAGATAAGTGTTTGTAATATGAGATTCAAAACCTGCTTTTACTAATTCATTCTTTGAATAATCCTCTGTGAACTTATCCTGCAATGATTGTTTTACCTTGCTTACTTTATCATTCAGCTTGTATTCTTTTAGCTTACCAGCCCACTGAGAATTTTCAGCATTGTATTTTTCCTCCCATTGTTTCAAACCGTCTTCGGCTATCTTTGCTTTTTGGCTAAGTTCGCCCAACTGCTTAGTGAGCTCTTCAACTTTTTTATCGTTTCCTTTGCCAGCGTTTGCCTCCAATTCTTCAATCTTTGAAGCATAGCGAACATTTGCAATATTCATTATTTCTTCCAATGGCTTACCGTCAATCTCTGATGATTTAAGCCCGAAAATCTGCGCTGCTTTTGTTCCGATTGAGCCAAGAACTTTGCCTGTAATTTTCTTTTTAATCTCATCGTCTTTTAGCACGTTATCACGCAATACAAACTTTGTATCTACGTGTGTTTTAATATCGTCTAAAGTCACTTTTTCAGGGTCTTCAACGGTATACCCCAATGCTTCAATCAGTTGTTCTGCGGTGATTTCTTTTAATGCCATACTTTTTTATTTGGTTATGCTTTTGGTTTACGTCCTCTTTTCTTTTTCTCCACTACTACTTCAGTTGTTTCACCTTCTGTTTCTTCATCCAATGGATTTACAATTTCTACTTTTGCTAAAGGTTCAGATAGTGGCTTTGTAGGTTCAATTATCTCAACCTCCGCAACTTCTACATGTTCGCTTTTTTTTTCTTCTACGATAGTTTCCGATGTTGTAACTTCAACACCGTTATCGTCAATAGGGACAAACTGCTGAACCTTTTGCAGACCTACGTTGTAAGCGAGGTGGTCTGATACCTCTTTGATTTCACCTGTTTTTGTGAACTTGATTTTTACTAATGCCATGTTTTTTGTTTTGGTTTACAAATTTAAAAAGTTTATTGGTATTGTGACTCTATCCATTTATAGGTTTTCTCCATTCCTTTTCGCAAATCATATTCAGGTTTCCATCCTAACTGAGAATAGATAAAATCATTATCGGAGTTACGACCTCTTACGCCTAATGCTTTACTTTCTATGTTTTTAATACGAATATCTTTTCCGCTAATATCAATAGCGATTTGTGCGAGTTGGTTAATGCTTACCATTTCATCGCTGCCGATGTTTACAGGTTCTTTGCAGTCTGATTCCATTAGTTTAAGTATGCCATCAATACAAGCGTCTATGTATAGAAAAGAGCGCGTCTGTAAGCCGTCACCCCATACTTCTATTTCACCGTTTGATTCAATAACTTTACGGCACATTGCAGCAGGTGCTTTTTCTCTACCTCCCTTGTATGTTCCTTTCACTCCGTAGATATTATGGAAACGGGCTATCCTTACATCAATGCCATAATTCCTTGCATAGCTTAAATAAAGTCTTTCGCTAAATAGCTTCTCCCAACCATATTCACTATCAGGATTAGCAGGGTAAGCGTCTGATTCTTTTAACCCTGTGTTGTTTGAGATTCTTTGTATTTCTTGTGGATACATACAAGCTGAACTAGAATAGAAAATCTTCTTTACTCCATCTTGTTTACAGGCTTCAGCTGCGTTCAAATTAATCTGTGCGGAGTTGTGCATTATCGCTGCGTCATGTTCGCCTGTGAAGATATAACCAGCACCTCCCATGTCAGCAGCTAACTGATATACTTCCTCTATGTTGTGAGTTCGGATAAGACTTTTAAGAAAGAACATATCTCTTAAATCGCAGATGTTAAAGTAATCGGCATGACTAGGCTCGTATTCAGGGAACTTCAAATCTGCACCCACCACATAATTCCCTTGCGATTTAAGTCGTTCAACTAAATGACTGCCGATAAATCCACCAGCACCGCAAACAAGTATTCGTTTCATATATGTAAATTGAAATTCATTAAAGTGGCTCTGTCAAAAAACTTTTCATGTGGCTGAAACCAATATCTACCAAGATTCTGAAACGCTGAAAACTTTGTAATGCCTGTTCCAATATCGCTTTGGTTATCGTATTGCTTAACACATCCGGGTATATAACTGAATGTTTTTAATCGAGGCTGTAAAAGTATAAAAAGCCAATCAATACCAATGCTTAAATGAATGTTTTCGTCAAACATTGCAAGTATCTTTTCTATGCTGTTTTTGTTTACGATATAAGCGTAAGTAGACCAGCAACCGTATGTTCTAACTATTCTTTCGTCTTCTGTCCTTTCTACGTCCTTATTCAAAGTGCAATTACATTTCCCTTTCATGTCAGGATGTAAGTGAACTCCATTAACTGATTTGTGCCATGTAGGATTTTGGTGAAATGTAGAACCTAACCAAAACACATCCCAATCATTATTATTCGTGAAGTCTGTAATGTGGCTTAGTCGGCTTTGTATGTCATCACAAAAAACCAAATCATCTTCCATGACTAAAGCGTGTTTGCCCTGCTTTAAAGCCTCCTGCATAACTGCTACTTGTGAGAAGTGGCAACCAATAGCCCCTGCCGTTCTGCGCTGCATAACCTGAACATAAGCCGAACCACCTTTATATTCATTTGGCAGCATCCCGCGCGTTCTTACGGCATTTATTTTAGCCTTTGACAGTTCCGCTTGCATGTGCTGCAAACGGTCTGTTCGGTGGTCTAAATTGATAAACGAACAATATGTGTGGTCTAATATCATCTTATGTAAAAAGCGTCACCCCATCCAAAGTTACCGCACCATTCCAACTCTACGCGCTTAAATCCGTTTACGTGCATAAACGCATCAATATCCTGAATCAATGCACATCCTTCGTATAGGTATTCTTTATTGACTTCTAAATAGGCATATTTTATTTTGTCTATTTCAGTTCCCATGCCTTCTAATGCCATTAATTCAGCACCTTGCAAATCAATATTCAGGAAATCGTATTGTGAAAGGTCTATTTTATTTCCCGTTATTAGCGTGCCTATGCGCTTTGTTGTGCATTGTATGGAGTGAGTATAGTGAACTTCGGGATGCGCTTTCTTATGCGTTCCCAACGGCAAAATAGAAGAACTTTGCGCTTCATTGTTGCTTACGTTAAACGTAACATTTGCCCCGTCTACATTAGAAATACATTCATTGTATGATACCATGTTTGGGAACTCGGCTATGTTTCGGCAAAGTCTATTAAACACATCAGGAATAGCCTCTATCCAAATAACATGCTCAATTCCGTTGTTAAAATAGTCTTTAGCCTCCTGACCTGTGGATGCGCCAACATGCAAAACACCTTTCGGATGTATGTTGTATTTTCTTATTAGCTTTTCAAATGGAATTAGCATGTGTCTATTTTACTTTATACCAAACATTAAATCCGTTACGTGTGCCATGTGTCATTACATTATCAGAACCTATTATTTCATTTACGGCTTCTAATACTTCTTTTCCTTCCTGAAAATTGTAATCGTGCCCTGCCAAAATTCTACCGTCTTTAATCTTACGCTGCCAAAGTAATATTTCTGCTTTGGTTTGCTCGTAAGTATGCGATGAATCAATAAACACAAAGTCAAAGTAATCATCAGGGTATTTTGTAGAAGCATCTAAAGAACTCATTTCTAAAAGTTCAACATGTAACCCTGACTTTATTATGTGGTTAATGATTTCATTTCTCTGATTAACACCACCGTAAGCCATGCTGTCAATGCCTACTATTTTGGCTTCTTTGCCTAACTCTTTAAGTTTAGCAGCCAAATATAAAATACTTCTGCCGTTGCTTAGCCCTATTTCAGCAATTCTACATTCTTTAGGAAGTCCATTTGCAACCATATCATAAAATGATTCAAAGTCGAACATATCTTCGCTTGGTATTTCTTTGTAGTATTCGTTCATCAAAACTTTATTTTATACCATGAATCAGGCACTAAATCGGTTGTGTCTAATTTAACCCTTTGCCCAAACCAATTACCAGCTTGCGGATGTGGCGAAATAACTATTTTGTTTGGGTTCTGATTCAGCCATGCACCCCACCAGCTAAAAGAACTATTCGCAATTATGTTGTGAGTGCAATTAGCCATTAATGATAAGTCTTGAAACTCATTTTGCCCTCCTGAATACAGAAAGTCTCCATCATAACTTTTGAAGTGTTCTACACACCACTCTATATCATCGCTAAACACAAGAAACTTTTTATACCCCCTATCTGTAAAGAATTTTATTGCAGGTTGCAAATAACGCCTATGTATCGGAGGGAATGATGTATGAAACTTCACATAGTCACCCCTGCGAACATGGATAGAAACTCTATCTATCCTATTTACTTTTGCAAGTTCAAATAACTCATGTATCTGTTTTCTGTGTTCTGAAAAGTATTTTTCGCTTTGGAAATACCCAACAATCTGAATGTGTTCGTGGAATGGAATTTCTCTAAATGCGTGTGTTGGTTCTTCGTATACAAAACAATCCTTTATCAGTTCACCTTGTTTTATGTTTGGAAACCAGCCTAAGTATTTCTCAATAGTTCCTTCATCCACGCCTCCACCAATAGGCGCAACTGAATAATCAATACCATGTTTTAGCGAATAAGAATAAGCAGCAGCAACCTGAAATAAAAAATTGCCTAACCTTCCTGAAAGTTTAGGTTGTATCATCTGAATGAGGCTATTCTTTGCAATAATTCAGCGCACTTTGGCTCTGATTCTTTTGCGTAGGTTATGTAATTTGAACCCTTCTCGCTTGCGATATGGTCTATCCTGTGGTAATATCTCATCCCGCTAACAACCTTTATTTCATTACCTGCCATTAACCAAAGATAATTCATGTAAATAGAATCCGCGCCTTTTATGTCTTTGTTCGGTTGGTAAACTGAAATAAAAGAATCTCTGTGAACAAAGTAATTCATTGTGTTAATCATGCAGTCAAAGCCTTTTTCATACGCCCATGCTCCTACATTTGTTTTATTAAATATTTGACCTGCAAATCTTGTGTAGTTAAATACGGGTTCTGCAAAGTCAGGAGCTAATATCACTTTAGGATTCCATCGCTCTGAAAATACTTTGTCTATATATTCCTTATTCAAAACATTATCGGAGTCGAAAATTATCACATACTCATTAGTTGCAAGTGATACAGCCTTTGCTTTATTTGCGAAACACCCTAAATTAATTGGGTTACGGCTCAATTTAACCTTTGGCATGTTTGAGCATTTGCGCTCAATATCTTTGTATAATTGTAAATCGGAGCAATCATCCGCAATGATTATTTCGCTTATTCTTTCATCGCTATATACCTGTTCAAATGATTTAAACAGGTATGCGTTACGGTTGTAATTCGTTATGCAAATGCTAATCGACATCTATAAATTTTATTGGTGCAAATGAAATATTTGTAATCGTGCATGTGGCGTTATCCATTCCATCAGGATTGAAATGTTTAGCCAAATCATGTGTTGTGGTATCTCCATATGCACAAACGTAAATGTGATGTCTTAACCCTGTTGAACGCTTGGTATTGTAAATAAAAGTAACCTGCATTCTTAATTTCTTAGCGAAAAGCCGTTTAAAGAATTTAATCATGTAACGAAAATAGAAAAATTATTCTTTGTAAAAACCTAACCTAATTGCCCTATCTAACCATTCTTTAGGAACGCTTTCAGTTACAACTCCAGCAGGGACGTGTCTGCACTCATAACCTCCTAAAAGATTCTTTATAGTGCTTCTATTGGTTTCATAGTGCATACCTGCCCAATATATTCTAACTCCTGACTTAGTTGTGTATAGGTATCGAGGGAAATCAAACTTTGACTTATCGGTGTTTATTCCTTCACCCCATTGTTCTATTTCTTTTATATGGAAATACCCACCAGCCCTTTCATCGCAGAAGTCGCGCGTTCCTTCTATCGTTCCACCAGCGTATCGGAAAAATACAATGCCATGTTTCTCGTTTAGTATATTGGTGTAAACTCTATCTGAAATTGTAAAAGCGTCTTTAACGTAGGTCTTTGCGTATTTGTAGAACGTAGAATTTTCACCAACCATTTTATCCCTCAAAATATCCACCACATCCGCAAATGTGCTATTACTTGCAATCGCATTTGTCATTGCATCGGCTAATGGTTGCAATAGTTCACTTATTACAGCGTTTTCATCCAATAGCATTAAACTGTTTTGCTGTGATTTTTGAACCAATGCTTTAAAAAGTTCGTCATCATCAAATGTGCCAACCGTCTTTTCAAGTATCTTGTTATTTATATTCGCTTGTTCTGCAATTTCTTTAGCAAATGTCTTTATCGCTTCTACGTATTCTTTGCCAAAAAACACATTTTGCAGATTTTGAATTATAGCATTGATTTTAGACAGATTCTCTTTAGACGCAACTACTTTGCCGTCCTTTATTTCAAGCGTTCCTAAATCGCGCAAAAGCTGCTTAAATAGTATTTGGTTTTGCTTCTCAATAGCTGACAATAAATTATCAGGAACGCTATCTAAGCGGTCTATTTTTTTTTGCAACAACTCTTTAAGTTCCATTATATTGATTTAAGCAAGTCGTCTATTTTGTTGCCTAATTGATTTGATAGTGTTCTGTCACCTGCTTCATCTGCTCTTTTACGCGCTAATGCTAATTGTTGTATAGCTAATGGTATTTTTCCTACCCCCCCCCGTCTACAATTTGCGACATTATATTATCGGCAGTATTCTTACCTGCATCCAACGCGGTTTGTTTTGCCTTTGCTTTTGCCTCCAATAGGTCTTTTATTTCCGACAATTCAGCTTCCATCCAATTCTGTTTTTCAGCCATTATCTGATACATAAATTGCTCAAAGTGAGTATGCAATACAGCTTCCCATTTTTCAATTACTCCAGTAGCCTGTAATACTTGAATATCTGTAAGCGAATAAGTGAATAAAGGGTCTGAATATTGTGCTATTTGTGCAATACGGTTTATATCAGAACCTAATGGAAACTTCTTAGCCAAATACTCTACTATCATTTCACTGATAACAATAGCAGGGATTCCGTTTGTTTTAGCCTCCGATAATTCAGTAGTCATTTCTTGTGAAGTAACTAATTCAAAATTCTTTGGAGGCGTAATCTTTATAGGACTTTCTTCATTGTATCTTATTTTGTAAGCAGCGTTCAAATACCTCCACAACAATTCAAACAACTCATTTGAAATGTCAAGGATAGATACAAATTGCTCCTCTCTGTCTATCTTTGTTTTGGTAGCAGTCGCGTCTTGACCTAAACCTGCTTTTGCACCGTCAGGAGTGCCTTCAAAATTGATAAATGAAAACGCAATAGACATGTATTTGTCAATCACTTCTTCGTTATCCTTAATAATTGCACCGTCAGGAGAAACATAAGCAAAACCCGGAAAAGGAACATCCTGAATACCTGTATTATTGGTTGGTGTTGGTGCTTCGTGAACATAGTCTTGAAACGGACTCATTCTAACTGAACCAGTGCCATTACACTTGGTGCAATTATCCCACTTATCATTAGCGAATACCTTACCATTTTGGCATCCTTCTGCGTTACATTTTTGCTCGTAATATACCCTTGTAGGATAGCTTACTTTATTTCTTACGCCCTTATTTGTAGAATGTATAAT